TTTTAAACGGAAAGTACGACTTGGCGGAGTTAAATCCGTTTTTGGAGAAAGAATCCACGCTGAATTATCAAGAAGCGCAGCCGCTAGAGAATATGTCTGGAAAGAAGATACCCGAGTCGAAGGAACCCAATTCGAACTTGGTACGATGTCTATGCGAAGAGGCGTCAGTGTTGATTGGGAAGCCGTCCGAGATAACGCTAAACGTGGAAAATTGGACGATATCCCGGCGGATATCTACGTGCGTAATTACAACGCACTCAAAAGAATTGCTACGGATAATATGGTCCCGATTGCTGTCCAACGAGAAGTTGTCGTGTTCTGTGGTCCGACAGGTTCCGGCAAGAGTAGACGTGCATGGGCAGAAGCTACCTTGGAAGCATATCCTAAAGATCCACGGAGTAAGTTTTGGGACGGATATAGAGGTCATGAAAACGTTGTTATCGACGAATTCCGCGGAGGAATCGATATCAGCCACATTTTACGATGGTTCGATCGATACCCGGTATGTGTCGAAGTTAAAGGTTCGTCGGTTGTGTTAGCTGCGAAAAAAATATGGATCACGTCAAATTTACACCCGCGTGATTGGTATCCTATATTAGATCAAGAAACAAAGGCGGCCTTAATGCGACGGTTAATAATAAATGAATTTTAATTTTGTAATAATGCGACGTTACAAACGTTCTCGTCTTACTCCTAATACAGTTGGTTCTATTATTAGTGGACTTGGTGCTGCGTATAACATGTATGATAGAATTAAACAACGTGGTGGTACATCTACGTTAACAGGAATGCCGTTTTCATCAACAGGTACAATGACTACAACTCAACGCAATGGTGTACAAACGTCAAGAGATAAGGATTTTCGTATGCAATATCGGAAAAGGCGTCTTCCGTATCGTAAACGACGTCGTATTCGTCGTGCGTATCGTAGTTTTTTTCGGAAGTCAATGAAACTTGTTGGTTCTAATGTCGTTATTAGAAATGATTCTATTGGATTTGGAGTTACGCAACCTTCACAGAATTGGTTAGCAGTACATTTAGGTGCTACGAATGGTAGTAATACTAATGAGAAAGGCGTTAATGATATAAATAATATTGTATCGAGTGATACTAGAATTGGACAGTCAGGCAAAATATTGATTAAATCTATGAATTTGGATGCTACTGCTAGAAATACAGGTGAAATTCCATTAGAGATAGATATATATGAAATTAATTATTGGGATACTACAAAAGAGAAGTCGTATGCAGGAATTCAATCATCTGCACAAAATGGAACACCAGCTATTGGGTCTTTAACGTCATTGACGTTGTTACAACGTGGAGTTCAGGTATTTGATTTTCCTGAATTACCAAAAAAAGGGGTAAGTATTTATAAGAAAACTAAAGTATTTTTACCTCCTGGTGAAACTACTACATATCGTTTGTCAAATCGTAAACCGAAGTGGATTAATGTTACGAATGATATTGTTGATAATGATGGATATGTGAAACCGTACTGTACTAGGACATTGTTATTTGTTTATAAGTTAACTGTTGGAGAAGCTCCTGAAGCTACAAGTACATTGGAAGTTGGTAGTACTCGTCGATATTTATATAAGATATTCGAAGATGATGCTGATCGTGATGGTACTTTGCCATAATAAAGCTGAGACTAATCACACTATATAAAACACCCCCCCGGTGACGGGGGGGCAGGGGGGGCATCTGCACGCCCGCAGTGAGAAATGAGCTCCCCCCCGGTAGGGGGGGTTGGGGGGGGCGTCATGTGTTTAAGCGAGACCGATCCGCCTAGTATTACTTACATAAAGGCGGATCATTGGCTCACCCCTTGTGCTCATAGCAACCGTGTCCGGAGTGTCCGGGCTGTCCGGGTGCGCCCGACCTAAGGTCATAAAATCAACCTTAGCGTATATATATACTCGTTGAAAAAGTGAACTGTATGCAAGGCAAGTTTTGGCTATTAACCGTTCCGTACAATGAATACACCGTCTACCTCCCACCCGCTTGCGAATACATACGTGGACAACTTGAACGCGGAAATGACACCGGATATTTGCACTGGCAGATCCTCTCCGTTTTTAAACGGAAAGTACGACTTGGCGGAGTTAAATCCGTTTTTGGAGAAAGAATCCACGCTGAATTATCAAGAAGCGCAGCCGCTAGAGAATATGTCTGGAAAGAAGATACCCGAGTCGAA